GAGGGCTTGCGGTGCGCTTGTATTCGTGAGGTTCAGAAAGATCTGAAAGAAAGCGCGAAGCTGCTCATCGAGGACAAGCTGCGCGTCAATGGCATCGGGTCCGATCAGGGCTTCCGCGTCTTTCAGGATCGCATTGAGACGCCCGGAGACGGGTTGATCATCTTTAGGGGCATGCAGGACTACACGGCCGACAGCATCAAATCGCTAGAGGGGTTCGGTCGGGCCTGGTGGGAGGAGGCCCATACCGCGACGGCTGGCTCGCTGGCGCTGCTTCGCCCGACGATCCGCAAAGACGAGTCGGAAATATGGTTTTCCTGGAACCCGCGGCGCAAGTCTGATCCTGTCGATCAGCTCTTGCGGGGAGGCAACAACAGACCAACCGGGGCCGTGGTGGTCCGCGCGAACTGGAAGGACAATCCGTGGCTCCCGAAGGTGCTCGAACAGGAGCGCCTGGATTGCCTTCGCGACAATCCCGATCAGTACGAACATATCTGGGAGGGTGGCTACGCGACCACCCATGCCGGCTCCTATTTTGGCAAGGGGCTTGCCGCGGCGAAGGCCGAAGGTCGCATCGGACGCGGCGTTGTTGCCGATCCGCTTTTGCCGCTCCGAGCCTTTATCGACATTGGCGGCAGCGGGGCAGTAGCCGATGCCTTCGTCATCTGGATCGTGCAGTGGATTGACCAGGAAATCCGCGTCCTCGACTATTACGAGTCGGTGGGGCAAGTGCTGGCAACGCACGTCAACTGGCTGCGTTCCAAGGGCTACGAAAAGGCCGTCATCTACTTGCCGCACGATGGAGTGAACGCCAACAACATCACCGGCAAGCGCTACGAGGATCACCTGCGCGACGCCGAGCTGACCGTCAATCCGCCGGTTCCCAACCAGGGCAGGGGCGCAGCCGGGATGAGGGTTGAGGCGGTGCGGAGGCTATTCCCTCGGATGTGGTTCAACGACACGAAGACGGAAGCGGGCCGCGATGCGCTGGGCTATTATCATGAGCGCATGGACGAAACGCGGAACGTCGGCCTTGGCCCCGATCACGACTGGTCCTCGCATGCCGCGGACGCCTTCGGCCTGATGGCGATCTGCTACGAGGAACCAAGTCGCTCCTCCGGCTTCGGGCGGAAGCTCGTTTATCCGAAACTCGGTGTTGCCTGATGGCTTGGATTGATCCTGTGACGGGGGAGAAATTGTGGAGCCTCGATCCCTGTCGGGAGGATGCTTTTGCCATGTCGCAGCGAGGCCGCTCGTACGAGGAAATCTCGACTGACCTGCGGTGCTCGCCGATAGATGTCGAGATAATGGTGGCGACGGTCGCGGGTGCTCGCCGCGGGGGTCGAAAGTAGCATGCCCAAGATGGAGGAAAGCGAGCTTGTCGCCATACTGGCGGCGGAAAAGGCAGACGCTCTCAGCGCCGATGATGCCGCCAAGCTCAGCGCCGAGCGCGAGAAGGCGATGGACTACTACAACGGCGACATGACCTCGACCATGCCGTCGCAGCCCGACAGGTCGAAGGCCGTCTCGCATGACGTGGCCGACACCGTGGACGGCCTGATGCCGGGGCTGATGGAGATATTCTGCGGCGGTGACGAGGTGGTGAAATTCAACCCGGTCGGTCCCGAAGATGAGCCCCTTGCCGAGCAGGAATCGGACTATATCAATCACGTCTTCATGCAGAAAAACGAGGGGTTTTTAATCACCTACTCGTTTGTCAAGGACGCGCTACTCAGCAAGAATGGCATCGTCAAAATCTTCTGGGAAGAGCGGGAGGACGAAGAGCGCGAGACATTTCTTGACCAGCCAGACGATGTTTACGCGCTGCTTGCGGCCGATGAATCGATCGACATAGTCGAACATACCGAGCATCCGGAGACGATCCCCGGCTACGGGGCGACGCACGATGTTACGGTTGTCAGGAAGCGCGAGTATGGATGCTGCAAGATCGAGCCGGTGCCCCCGGAGGAATTCGGGGTATCGCGTCGTGCCAAGCTCGGCCAGCCGCTCGACTATTCGTATCATCAGGTCCAGCGCACACAAGCGCAGCTCATCGCGCAGGGGTTTGACGAGGATCAGGTAAAGGATCTTCCGGACTCGCCTTCGAGCCAGAACACCGAGGATGCGGCCCGCGATACGGTCGAGGACGACCGGAGTCAGGCGAGCAACGTCAACAAGGCGAACCGGCTAATCACCGTCACCGAGCATTACGCGATGCTCGACTATGAGGGCGACGGCAAGGCGGCGCTCTACCGGGTAACGACGGCTGGTTCCGACAAGGGGCAGGTGCTGAAGCGGGACGGAAAGCCGGACATCACCCGGGAGGATTTTGATCCCTTCGCGGTAATGACGCCTAACATCGTCACCCATCGGTTTTTCGGCAAGTCAATCGCTGATCTGGTGATGGACATCCAGGAAATCGATACTGCGCTGCTTCGGGGCATCCTCGATAACACCTATCTGGCGAATAACCAGCGGATCGAGATCTCCGAGAGTCACGCGGGAAAGGACACGATCGACGATCTGCTCAACAACCGCCCCGGTGGCCTAGTACGGACCAAGACGCCGGGGGGATTGTTGCCCATCCCAAACCAGAATCTCGGGGAGTTCGTTTTTCCTGTTCTTGAGTACATGGACACCAAGCGGGAGTGGCGTACGGGTGTCGTCAAGCAGGGGCAGGGCATCGATGCCGACGCCTTGCAGAACCAGTCGGCCACGGCGGTTAACAAGGTTTATTCGGCCGCACAGGCCAAGCAAAAACTCATAGCCCGGATCATGGCTGAAACGGGTTTCCGGCAGATGTTCTGGAAGACGCACGCCACGGTGAGGAAGAACGAAGGGTCGAGGCCGACAGCCAAGCTCCGCAACAAGTGGGTGACGGTCAACCCGCGGGAGTGGCGGCGCCGCGATGACCTGACCATCAGCGTCGGACTGGGTTCGGGTGGCAAGACGGAGCAGATGGTTTTCTGGGGCCAGGTGCTCAACATGCAGAAGGAGGCCATCTTGGTTCCCGGGCAGACCGTCGTGAAGCCGAAAAACATTTACAATTCGTTCGGCAAGTTCCTCGAAGCGGGCGGCGAGAAATCGGTCGAGCTGTATTTCTCCGATCCGGACCAGCAGCCACCGGCACCGCCGCCACCCGATCCGAAGATGATCGAGGCCGAGGGCAAATTGAAGATCGAAGAGGCCAAGTTGCAGGCCGGCGCACAGGCCGATCAAGGGAAGATGCAGATCGAAATAGGCAAGGCGAAGGCCAAGCTCGATCTGGACCGTCAGAAGATGCAGGCCGAGGCCGTGCTGGGACAGGAAAAAATGCAGGCCGAGGCCCGCATGAAGCAACAGCAAATGCAGGCCGAGTACGATCTGAAACTCATGCAGATGCGGGCTGAGTTTGATCTGCGACTGCAGGAAATGGACGTTGACGCTGAGTTGGAGCGCGAGAGCATCCACGTCAATGCCGAGGTGAAGAAGGCGACGACGCCGGTACGGATGGGCGGGAAAGTAGGATGACGGACGAATTCACTCTCCGCCGCGATGCCGACCGCGCCGCCAAGGCACAGGGGCTCCTCGACAACGAATTGCTCGCCGAGTCGTTCACGGCGTTGCGGGCCGAATATATCCGGGCCTGGGAAGCCACGGCTGCACGAGACCAAGACGCTCGCGAGCGACTTTGGGTGGCTACCACGGTGCTGACGAAGGTCCGCGGACACCTTGAGACGATGATTTCGGACGGCAAGGTTGCCAGCGCGCAACTGGTGGAGATTTCCCGATGCTTGTAAAGCTCCAACCCGACCCGGATCAGATCCGTTGGTACTGTCATGCCGCCTTGAACAGCTTCAAAACGCTCAGTGTTGACGAAGCGGTAGATGCCGCCCAAGGCGACCTGAGGGCAATTCTAGAATACCTAGACGATGCAGAGCAGACCCTTACGGTACCGGATGTCCGTCGCCTTAAAAGCCGGGGCTAATAGTGAACCGGGTATCCGGGAGCCGAAGGTCTCTGATACTACCCTGCGGACCCTATTGTTATCCTTCGCGTGGCCAAGGAAGCGGAACGAGCTTTCTCTTACGGGACGAAGCTCGTTCACGTGCTGGATGGGCGGCTGAAAACATTGCCGCGAAGACCTCCGAAACCAGATAGGCAGCCGGAAGTCCTTCGACCTCAGACAGACGCGCCTCCCCAGCACGGACCATCGCGGGAGAAATCGAAACCTCAGAAGTGAGTGCCGGCCTGTCGGCCGAATCAGTATCGCGTGGCATTTGCTTTGATACCTCAAGGGTACACTTATTCGATCGCGCTTACAGCGCCCATCGCCTTGCGTGGCTTTACCAGACCGGTGAGTGACCGTCTGTTGGAATCGACCACAAACTAAAGGAATACTCAATGAGCCTGACCGATGGTGCGGCCCCGGCCGCAGCCAGTGACGGACCATTGTCTTTCGAGCAGGCGGTTGGCATTCTCAACACACCGCCGCCCAAGAAGGATGACGAGCCTGCGACGCCGGAACCGGCTGGCGCGGCTGAACCAGAATCACCCCCAGACGGGGATGACGCCGGCCCGGATGATCCGGTCCCCGGCGAGATCGAGGTGGAAGGCGATCCGGCCGATGAGCCGTCCATCGATCCTCCGCGGTCTTGGTCGAAAGAGCACAAGGACGCCTTCAAGGCCCTCCCTGCGCATCTGCAGCAGATGGTTGCGGACAGCGAGCGGGCGCGCGAAGCCGACTTTCTCCGTCGACAGAATGAAGCCGCCAACAAGGAACGGGCCGCCGAGGCCCGCGAACAGGCGGCTGAACAGGCAAGGCAGCAGTACGAAGCCATCCTGCCCGCGGTATATGCGGAACTGAGCGGCGAATTCCAGCGCAAGTTTGGACACATCAAGACACAGGCCGACGTTGACGCTCTGCGCGCCAACTCGCCGATGGACTGGATGGAGTTCAAGGACGCGAGGGAAACGCTTTGGGCCAAATACAACGAGGCGCAGGCGGTTCAACAGAGGCAGTCGGAGCAAAGGGCGCAGAACTTCCATCAATACACCGCATCGCAAGATACGATGTTCATGGACAAGCGGCCCGCGTTCAAAGACCCGAAGAAAGCATCTGTCCTTCAGACCGAAATCACCGACATGCTGAAGGCGGATTACGGGTTTTCGGACGCCGAACTGGCGAATGCGTGGAATCAGGGCGCATATCAAACCCTCCGCGATCATCGCTGGCAGCTCATGATCACCGACGCGCTCGCCTATCGCAAGGCGAAGACGGCGGCAAAGACTGCTCCCAGAGTGCCTGTTCCCCCCGTCCAGCGACCCGGTGTTGCGCCCCAGAAGGGCGAAGCCGCCGTCGCTGCCATCAAAACCCTCGACGACAGGCTGTCGCGTTCCGGCAAACTCGAGGATGCCGTTGCGCTCCTCAATGCCAGATCCAAGCGACGCGCCTGAAGGAGCACTTCTATGGCACTTCCTACCAATGCTCTCGCGACCTATGCCGCGATCGGCAATCGCGAAGACCTCGAAGACGTGATCTACCGCATCGATCCGACCGATACCTGGTTCATGTCCAACGTGACCAAGGGCACGGCCAAGGCGGTCAATCACGAATGGCAGACGCAGGCTCTTGCCTCCGCCGACACCGCCAACGCGGTGCTCGAAGGCGACGACGCCACCACGGACGCCATCACTCCCACGGTCCGCCTCGGCAACATCTGCCAGATTTCGGACAAGGTGGCTCGCGTCACCGGCACGCAGCAGGCGGTCGATCATGCCGGCCGCGACAACGAGATGAACTATCAGAAGGTGCTTAAGGGCCTCGAGCTCAAGCGCGACCTGGAGTCGATCATCATCGGCACCAACCAGGCGAAGAATGCCGGCGCCGCGGCGACGGCTCGTATCACGGCCTCGATCCTGTCGTGGATCAAGACCAACGGTTCGGTCGGAACCAGCGGTGTTGCACCTGCAACGGCGGACGGCGTTGCCACCCGCACGGACGGCACACAGCGGGCCTTTACCGAGGCGCTTCTGAAGCCGGTCCTCAAGTCGATCTGGGAGTCGGGCGGCGCTCCGGGCTCCATCCTGGTTGCCGGCTTCAACAAGCAGCAGTTCTCGACCTTCACCGGTCGTAGCACGCCGCAGGAAGACGCCAAGTCGAAGAAGATCGTCAACAGCGTCGAGGTCTATACCAGTGATTTCGGCACCCAAAACGTCGTCGCTTCCCGCTTCATGCGGACCCGCGACTGCCTGATCCTCGACATGGAATACTGGGGTGTCGATTACCTCCGCAACATGACCTCGATCGAGCTGGCGAAGACCGGCGACAGCGAGCGTCGGCAGATGCTCTGCGAGTACTGCCTGGTTGCGAAGAACGAGAAGGCCTCCGGCATCGTCGCCGACCTGACCACCTCGTAAGCGAAGATCACAGGAGAAACGATTATGGGAACTACAGCAAACTTCGATGTCCCCGCATCGACTGTGAACTTTGCCGCGGGCGACATTGTCCCTGTCCTCTCGACCACTACGGGTCGAGGGGCTTACCTCACCGGGACGCAGTTGCGCTCCGGTATGATCGACCAGTCCTCGCCGGTCGTGGTTACGGCCGGTGCAACGCTTCTGACGATCTCCGCGGCGGCTCATGCCGGCCGCACGGTCGTCATGAACAACACCGGACCGATCGCGATCACCCTGCCCACCGCGACCGGAACCGGGAATCGGTACCGGTTCTATATCGGCGTGGCAGCCACAACGACCTCCAGCACGATCAAGGTGGGGAACGCCACCGACGTCATGACGGGGCTGATAATGGCGAGGTGTACTTCGGATGCCGCCCTGATCTTCGTGGCGACGGCGACCGATGATTCGATCGGCATGCAGGGCGGCACCAAGGGCGGCTTTGCCGGCGACGTGATCGAGATCACCGACGTCAAGTCGGGAATCTTCAGCGTCACCGGGTATGTCAACACCTCCGGTGCCGGAGCCACGCCGTTCCTTGCGGGAGTGTAATCGATGGGAACCTTCCACAACTACGACAACCCGGCGTCAACGGTAAACTTTGCCGCTGGGGATATCATCCCGATCAAATCGACCACGACTTCGCGGGGAGCCTACATCACCGGAACACAACTCCGGTCGGGCATCGGCGATCAGGGCACCGCGGTCGCCGTTTCCTCGGGGGCCACGGCCCTTGCGGTGACGGCGGCAGATCATGCCGGGCGCGTCGTGGTCCTCAACAACACCGCGCCGATTGCCGTGACACTACCCACGGCGACCGGCTCGGGGGCGATGTTCCGCTTCATGATCGGGGTGGCGGCTACCACCACTTCCTCAACAATCAAGGTCGGCAATGCCACCGACGTCATGAAAGGGATTGCGCTTGCCTGCGTCACGACCACGAACGCCCTGAACATGTTCCTGACCTCGGCGACCTCGGACTCGATCGCCCTCAACGGAACCACCAAGGGCGGGTTTGCCGGGGATCAGGTCAACATCACCGATGTCGCCTCCGGCATTTATTCGGTGATCTCGTTCTGCAATACGTCGGGAACCCAGGTCACGCCCTTCGTGGCCGGCGTGTCCTAAATGGCGGACGGCAGCACCATCAATCTTGGTGTGGGGGGCCTCTCGGTCCTCCTCACCATGCCGATCCGGGATTTCGTCACCTGGCCGACCATGCAGAGCCTGATGGAAACTCAGGCCCTGATGCTCGATCACGGGATCCCGTTTGAAATGCGGGCAACAGTGGGCGGGGTGGCGGTTCAGGTCGGGCGATCGCTCGGCATGCACGAGGCGCTAAAGACCGCTCATAATCGGTTCTTCATGATCGATGCCGACATGCACTGGAAGGCGCCGGATTTCGTGCGGCTGGTGGCCTTGTCGTCAAAGATGGAATGCGTCGGGGCGGTCTACTGCAATCGCGAAGACCCGCCGCAGTTTTTCATCAATCCCGAACCTGGGGATATCGTTGCTAACGAGTGGGGCTGCCTGCCTTTCCGGGGCATGGGGCTGGGCTTCACGATCGTTCATCGCGAGGTGATCGAGAGGCTGGCCGTGGACGCTCCCAAACTCAAGTTTCCCGGCAAGCCGGACTCGATCGCGCACATTTTCCCGGACGGTGTGGACGACGATCAATACCAGGGCGAGGACATGAAGTTTTTTGCCTCGATCCGGGCCAAAGGTTATGGCGTCTGGGTCGATCCAAACATAGTTTTGGGGCATTGCGGAACTAAGGTCTATTCCGCCTCGATCCTCGACCACGTCCAAAAGGTAACGGAGGCAGCATGAAAGTCTCAGCGCTGATTGATGTGCTCAAGAAGTGCTCGCCCGACGATGACGTGTTTGTTGTCTACGACAGCGTGGCATGCGTCGTGGCAATCGAGCCCGATCAGATCGTGAAGGCGACGAACGCCACCTTTGGGAACGACGACGGCGTGTGGCTCTGCGCAATGTCTGGTGATGACATAACGTGGCACATTGAGCAGGGCGAGGACGGTCATTTGGAGCGGATCGCCGCGTGAAGCCGGTTAGCATCAAGGTGCCGTTCACGACGGTTGGCAATCGTAGGTGCTTGACGCATCTGCAATTGATGGAAGATCCTGACTTGATGGCGTTCGTGGAGCGCTTCCCGGATTCGTTTGAGCATGACATCCTGCGGGACGCTATGTGGTTTATCGAACCCGGGGATATCGTTGCCAAGGTCGCCGCGTGACGAAGCCTGAGCGGTCCCTTTTGCTCGGGGCGGGGCGAGACCATCGCAAGAAGGTGTATCTACAGGGTAGCCCCGATTGGAAGGGCGAACTGACAACCCTCGACATGAATCCCGAGGGCGGGGCCAATGTCATCTGGGACCTCGAAGATCGCCCTCTCCCGTTTGACGACAATACGTTTGACGAGATGGGCGCCTTCGACGTGCTGGAGCACATCGGCAGGCAGGGCGATTGGAGGGGGTTTTTTGATGAGTTTGCTGAGTACTGGCGCATCCTGAAGCCCGGCGGGACATTCAGCATCATGGTTCCGATGGGCGAAGGGGCGCTAGGCGATCCCGGCCACGTTCGGTTCTTCCATCAAAACTACTTTGGGTTTCTCAACCAGGCTTTCTATGACATCAACCGGGAAAAGGGCACATGCGCCTCTGATTACCGCTGGTACTGGAAGCGTAATTTCGATGTCGCATACTGCGAGCGGAAAGGCGAGCACCTTAGCGTCATCCTCATCAAGCGATAGTCGCGATCGATAACTGAAGGAGAACTGCAATGGCTTACAACAAGAATGGCACGGTAAACGAACTCGTTTACTCTGCCCAGATCATCGATGTCAGCACGGCATCGGTTTGTGGCATTGGCGTTGTCCGACCGGGCAGGTTGGTAGATGGTCAATGCAGCATCAGCGCAGCGTTGTCGTCAGCGGATGGCACCATCACGGTGAGCAAATACCCGGCGGGCCTCGTGGCTAACTCGGTGACGTGCGGCACGATCACGCTGACCCAGGCGGCTTCTACCGCGCAACTCACATTCGGGCTGGTTCTCTCAGGGTCGGAAGCTGCTTGCACCTTCGCCCCCGGCGATACGCTGGTCAGCGACGCCGACGGCACCTGCGACACGACCTCGATTGGCCGTCTGTCGTACGTTCTGAGGGGTTAAGCCCATGTCCCGTTCAGGCGTCAAGGAACTGGGTGATATCGCCTGCGGGTATCTCCAGATGACGACCCTTACCGCGTCGATTGGGATGACCATCCCGGACAATGCGTCCTCCGCGCTCATCCAGTGCGAGGCGCAGCCGGTGCGCTGGCGGGACGATGGCACCGACCCGACCTCCACGGTCGGGATGATGATGGCGGTCGGCGATCTCCTCCAGTACGACGGCACGAAGATGAGCACCCTCAAGTTCATCGAGACGGCGGTCGGCGCCAAGCTCAACATCAGCTTTTACTCGTGAGGCCCGACCATGGTTGAGCAAGTCCCCAGCTTCGTCGGGATATCCGAACCGGCATTCCGACATGGCCTGCTGCCGCTGCGTCCGGTAACGGCGTTTCGATCGCGGAAGTCCTCCGCTACATCGAGGATATCTTAGTCGGCACCGCGGGCGTCGTCACCTTCCCTGCCGCAGCCGCTCCGGCCAACGCCGTATCACTCGCCGAGGTTATGCGCTCGACATGGGCGCGCAACATCGCCGGCATTAATCCGCTCGGCACGGTGATATTCGTTGCGGCCTCTGGCGGCAGCGATGCCAACGCCGGCACCTCGCCAAATCTGCCGATGGCAACGATCGCTGCGGCCATTACGGCGGCTGGTGCTGGCGGGACGATCGTGCTCGGGCCGGGCACTCATACGTCGGATGTCTCGGCCGGCGGGCTTGTGCCGCTCGCCAACCAGCAATTTGTTTCCGCAATCCCGTCCTTCGGTGGTGCGCCTCGCGCCGTCATCACTAACGACCTCGACGACGGCGCGAACATCGTCGTGGTGGACGTTGACGGCACGGTCTGGAAGGACATCGAGTTTCGCAACGTCACCGCGGCGACGGCTTGCATTACCCAGCTCACCATATCGCAAACTACCGCGGTCCGTGGCATTCACTTCGATAGCTGCTGGTTCAATCAGAACGCTCTCGACGGGGCGATGATCTCGGTCAACATGAACGACGCCACCAACGCTACGACCGGCGCCGTGTTTCGGAATTGCCGGTTTGTCGGCGCCACCGGCACGACCTCGGTCGTCAAGTACATGCAGGTCGGTGTGGGTGGTGCACCGTCGCTGCTGGTCGAGAAATGCATTTTCCAGTGCCAATCGAATGACAACGATGCGCGGGCGATCGATTTCCTCGATCCCGGCACGTCGGTCAAGAGCTACGGCATCGTGATCAGGGATAATTGCTTCATCGGACCTTCTGACAACGGTCTCGACGCGGTGCCATTACAGTTTGCCGCGGCGATGACCGAGGGCGAAATCATCGGCATTATCACCGGCAACCGCTTCTCGAATTGCGCCACGCCACCGATCCCGATCGATCTGGTGAACAACAGCGTGGTGTTCAACCACGGCGGCGATAACGCTACCGGCGGCACGCTGGTTGATCCCGGCACCTGAACGGAGAACCCCCCATGAAAAAGCCTATCCCTGTCCCTGTCCATCCCCCCGCCCTGGAGTCGGCACCCGTCGTCGTTACGCCCGTACCGGAGGCAGCCCCGGTAGAGGTGCTTCACGAGGAAGCCGGCATCAACGTGTCCGACGAATTCATCACGGTCTATGACGCTTCGTCCGGCCAGACCAAGCCGATGAAGCGCCCCTGACAATGAGCGACATGCGGCGCCGGGTTCATCAGGACTGGTCGGACAAGACGACCACGTTCGAGGTGGTGCAGGACGTCGAGCCGTACCTGGAGCACAACAAGCAACTCCGATCCATGGAGCAGAAATCCGACTGGGGTCGGCATGTGGCGTCAATTCCGAACGTCATCATCAATCGCTGGCTCCAGGAAGCTTGGAACTCCGGAAACAAAGGCCTGAAGTTTGGCACGCCCGAGTTCAACGAAATCGTCCGCAAGAAGTTGGACGATCCCGACTGGGCTTATCTTCGGGTTGATGCTGCTCCCCTCGCATACCGGACCTAGATCATGGCTCTGACCAATCTCACGGAACTGTATACGAGCATCAAGGACTGGGCTGTCCGGGCCGATCTGTCTGACACGCTCCTGGCGGATTTTGTCACGCTGACGGAGGGGACACTTAATCACGGATCCGGCGACGTTCCCTCGCTTCGAGTCCGCGACATGGAGACAACCGCCACCGTCACGATGACGAGCGGCACCGGGACGCTTCCCACCGATTTCCTCGAAGCGATCAAGGTCACCGACCCGGGCGACATTACCCGCGACATCCAATACGCCACGCCGGACTGGATCGACGAGAATTATCCCACCGGGCAGGATGCCACATACCCCTTCTTTTATACCATCATCGGCGACCAACTACTCTGCCCGATCGATGTTTCCCTGACGTACTA